TACCAACGTCAACCTGCAGTGTGACGCACCGGAGGGTTTGTGGACACGTGCTGTGTATGCATATGTCAACGATGTCGTTCCTGTTGAGAATCTTGTTACAAAGAAGGTTACTTTTAGGCCGTTGACGTTGCCTGAGGCTATATTTGGTGACCCTAGGATTGGGGTCGATCGAATTACCTTTAAAACGTCACTTGGTCCGAAGTTGAGGGCCATGGGAATGAAGAATAAGTTTGATATCTTTTCTCAAGATGAGAGCGGTTTTTATTACCTCAGACCTGAGGTTAAATCTGACATCGCTCGATTGATTGATTTGATTAAGAAAGGTGTTCTTCCTGTTGTCTTGCTTGATTTCTCACCTAAAGATGAGGTGAGACCTAAGGAGAAGATTGATCGGTTCAAGATTCGGCTATTCAGTGTGATGGACTTTCACCTGAATATTGTGTGTCGAATGTTTTGTATGCCGATAATCACGTATCTTTTGGGTCTTCCTTTTCTTAGTGAGTGTTTTGGTCAGATGAATGCAGGCTCTAGAGAGTGGACGAATTTAGCTAATTACTTGATCGCCAAAGGCGGTCTTGTTTTTGATATGGATTTTTCCTCTTTCGATACGAGTCATCACTCACTAGCGTTTGAAGCGGTCGCCAAGGTGTTTTATCTCGTGGCGCTTCGATTGCATTATGAGCAGTGGGAAGCGGAGTTTGTGTATCATATGGTTTTGGTGCTCAAGGTTCAGCTTTTGCGTTATTTGACGGATTATGTGCTCAAGACGAAGGGACTCCCGAGTGGATACGTTCTTACTCTTATATTGAATTCAATTGTGAATTCTCTTTTGATGAGAATGGCGTTTGAGACCTTAGTTGGTCTCTCTATGAAGGAGTTCAAGAAGCATGTGCATGCCGCGACTGTCGGTGATGATAATGCCTCTGGTGTGTCAGCAGAAGTATCTGAGCGATACAATATGTTGACAATTGCTCCACTCTATAAGAGTTGGGGCTATGTGGCGACTCCTGCGTCGAAGAGTGGGTCCTTGCAGAAGTTCTTGTCCTTGTCGGACTTGACATTTCTCAAGCGTCGCTTCTTGTTTGACGCAGAGCTTGGTTTTTACATGGCTCCGATAGAGTGCGATTCCATATACAAAGCATTATGCTTTGAGAGTATGGAAAAAGGCGTGAGTTCAGCCCAGAGGTTGGTTGACGTAGCCGCCAATTGTCAGAGAGAATCTTTCCTTCATGGGAAGAAGTTCTTTGATGAGATGGTGGTGTATCTGAAGGAAACGTTCGATAAGCATCAGATGCTTCACGTTTTCCTTGAGTTACAATACGTTGACCTTCAGACTGAGTTTCTGGAAGGCACGTTTAGGACCATTGCCTGTTAGCAATGTTATGGACGGTTGGTCCCTATTTTTA